ATGCAGTGAAAAGAAAGATAGTGAAGAAGATAGAGAGTAGGAAAATAACAGAATTCGCGGAATAATAACCGCACGAGGTAAAACAACGCCTCGTAAGATAGACTTTAGGATGTCTCTTCCATAATTGAGCATTAATAATCAACGTCCGGATGATCAGCATTATCTGGCATCATAGGACCATCAGGGTCTAACCACAATGATTGGAATTTCTCAACATCATACACATACTCCACCACGAACCGGGTAATGTATTCCATATCGAAACTAGTGCCATATCTTGCGTTAACCACTTGATCAAGACACAATTGTATCTCGAACTTTTTGAGCAACTCATAGTTGTCAGCATAAGAGATACGTATCTCTTCTAACTTCTTTCTGGTGTAAACACCCATTTGCCCTAACTTTAAGAACAACTTTAGTGGACAGGGCACAAATACCCAACCACTACCTTCAATAAAGAAAAGGAACATACTGCAGAACATTATACCTTTGGTATTCCTATAACGATAATTACAAACTTTAAATGTCGGTAACAATTTGGCTTCAAGATTATAAACCCAGGCAAAAGTACTGTCCGAGTCAGGCAACATCATACCATTAATAATCAACGAATCATCACCAACAAACATTGCCGCGTCACAGGATTCAATATCACAAACAGCTGCAGTAGTCGCCATAAGCAGAAAGGTATTCATACTTAACGTAAAAATATCACCAGATCGACGCTGTGCACCAATCTTAACACGAAAGCGGTGTTCGCGTGACCTAAGTATCACAAACGAAAAATAACCTTCCAACCACTTGACGATATACTCTGGAAACCCAAATCTCTGTAAAATAAATATGGCGAGCCATTTTGCAATGTCTTGCTGTGCTTTGTCATACTTACTCATATCATTCTCAATAGTGGAGAATACTCTACGAATATTCCTACCATTCAACCACGATTCCAGTTGTCGTCTAGTTTTTCGGGTATTTATACAAACATTAGCAGGCAATACAGCTATAATCAATTCCATCAATTGTTGCATTAAGTGCCCCATTGACTGAATGATAGTCTTATCAGACTCGCCTATCACTTGCGGTGGAGAATATTTGTACTGTGTCCCTGGCTTCATATCAGGTTTGGCATTCTTCTTAAGTGACACCTCCACTGCATTCCTTTCACGTTCTATCAGATGAAACATTTCCAGTAGGCACTTGCTAACAGTATTCGACGAAGCAGATTTGACCCAATCGTAGATCCCAGCATGTGAATTCATGAGTCTGACATCTCGAGGCAACTTACGCAAATAAGCCGCATCAAACCGTTCCATTAAATCTCTAGCTATAACCCTGGGATCAATCGAAGCATGAAAATCATCCAAAGCCACCGGTACTTGCAAATTCCTGGCATTCAACCCACGCCATAATTCATGCAGAGCATTTCTAGTTGGTGGTGAAATCTTCGTCTGCAACTGAGGTATTAGTGGTTTAAACGTCATTTCTTTGGGATCATTAACCATATCTCCAGCAACAATGTTATCAGTGGTCAAAACCAAAGGGCCATTTTGTGACGCAAACGGCATGTTATGTAATACATCACAATCCGGGTAATTATGGTTATGCATACTTTGAACCAACTCAATATCAGTGGTATCATTATATTCGACCATATTACTATAATCAGTCTGTGGCTCAGCCACTTCATGATGAGGTAAGGCCCTTATACCAATACTGGTTTCCTCAGACAGAATGATATTGTCATTAGATTCACAACATTTTCGATATTGTTCCTCTTCAATGTCATTAGAAAACTGTATCCATATCTTTTTCCCACGTTTCCATTGCTCCTGAATGAACTTGAGGATCTTTAACCTTTCTGATTGGTCAAAGTCCTCTACCTTTATCATACTTTCGGATGGTAACCTTCGCGCTTGTGCCAACGTCTGTATATTACGGTATACGTAATTAGCAGGTGGATTCCTCAGTGGTGATTCAAAGATATGCTCTAGGTAACGACAGTCCATACTTTCTACAGTATCAACAACATCGCGACCTAGTTGTCTATCATCACCCTGAGCCACCTGCTTACTACGTATAAACCGCTTATGATCCAACGTACCATTAGCTATGGCTAATTTTTGTTGCTGTATCTTTTCATACAAGTCATCTGATTTCATCACCACATAATAGTACTCCTTTCGATGTCTAGTAGTAGCAACTAATCTAAACGACTTGTCTTGTACCATATGATTTAACTCAATTTGAGAGGTACGAATATGAAACACCACAACAGCTTCACCTCCTTGTGCTTTACGAACGGTATAACTCAAAGCATGGTCCTCTTTACGTTCCTCGGCCAGTATACGCAAATGCTGAACTTGATCAGGATAAACCCTAGTTATAATTTTCTTAAGCTCTTCAGCCTCTGCATTTGTCCATGTAATAACTAACATGTGATTATCACGACCCGATGCTTGCTTATTAATAGCATCCCTAAATTTCTGTGATTCAATGAACTCTTCAGCATTTGGCACGATCGTGGATTCCAAGATATTGTCCTCATCATTGTAAGTGTAAAATCCTTCCGAATATACACCTTCATTCAAAGCACAAGCCTTAGACGTCACTCTGAAACTTACATTATTGCCAACCACCGTTTCATCAAACACTCCAGTACGCGGAACAGACGGAATAAACACTCTTCCATTTTGCGAATCTTGCCAAGAACCATCAGTCATTACACGTTGGTAATGCACCTTACCTTTTTGTGGTGAAGGGAAGAAATAAGGTAATTGTTCCTTATCACCAACCAACACCACCTTACGTGCTTTCTGCAACTGTATAACAGCCACTATCGCACCAGCATGCTGTGCATTAGCTTCATCGACTGCAACATTTATGTACTTACGTATAGTACGTTGCTCCGACAAATCATATTGTGATCTTTCAGATCTTACCATAAACTGAGTCAATGTTACAGCATAACTATCACGACCGTAGGCTTTCTTATACCTTTGCAATATTTCCTTTTTCTGATTATTTGTATCAGTTAGGACAACATGATTATTCTCCTTGTCTTCAGCCATAAACTCATCAATAATATAACGTGTTTTTCCAGCGCCAGCAACATTCTGTCTTACGATTTTAGCATCCAAGACACGAACTCCAACCTCTGCAACACTCTCCAAGGCCCTCCTAGCATATGCCGCACATATCATATGATTATCATGACGTGCATAATAAGAAATAAACAAGTGCGTTATATGATCAGGAATAACACCACTTATCTCATACCTATCATTAGCTTCATCATACTGGATCTTATACGATTCATCATTAGCATATGCAACATATATGTCCTTCAAACCAGTAGTACGCTTGTCAATTACCCCATAACGCGTGATTCTACCATAATCCTTAATCACATCGTTGTGGAGTTTCAAAGCAGAAACATCGCCCAAAGCATGAGCCTGCGCAATTTCTGCAAATGTTCTTGACTGCATACGATGTAGCACTGTACTTACTGATTCGAATTCCATAAGAGCCCTAACCGCAAACGTGGAAAAGCATGGTGTTAATGAAGCGATATCTATGTGAGGGTTTAATTCACACATCACCGCTTGCACCACATTTGCAGTATCAGGTAGCCGTACAATCTTATCATAGCCCATGTTTTCGTCACTAGAGGTCTTTCGCACCACTACAAACTTACCATCAGCGTAACGTTGCGTCATGGCAAAGTCCTCATCAGAATGGTGTGGAACTGAACTCTCATAACGGACATGTGCACCTTGTTTTGCAACATACATAGTAAGTTGCGCAAGTCTAAGCATATCATACTTAACGAGTGTAATAAACACTCGATTACCTTCACGAACAACCATCTCATTCTTTGAAAAGTTTACCCGCACAATCAAATCCGACCAGGAACATTTACTAAGATGACATTCATCGTTCTTAATAATTATCTCTAGTGGATAACCTTTGTCATTAATAAATACTTGGTCCGGTTCTTGCGTACACTTTACAAAGAAAGGTGAATCCACAAATTCCTGACGAACGTGATCAATAGATGTAAAATAAGATGTTTCATAAACCACATCATCATGGAAAGCAACAGTATTCACTCCTTTACCCTTACACATAGCCATTAAAACCCCTTCTTTTTCAAGGAATTCTACTCGCTGAAACATTGAACTTAAAGCAGTGTCATGCGACACATCCAAAGCAAGTAAAGATGCACCTGTTCTCATGCGTTGAGCCATTTCTATGTGATCACTTGTAGCCAATATAAGTGTGTGAGCAACTATATCCTGGGTATCTACCAACTTCAGGTTGTCATGACAAAACAAATCGGTTTCATCAGTACAATAACCTCTGTATACCATTGGTGTGCTTTTGGCTTTATGGTTGTCCAATACCCACAATAGAGCCTTATAAAGGTTACTCATGGTGACATTAGTCGCAAGGGTTACATCTTGACTTAATTCAGTTCCCTTGTCATACATAACTTCACTGCGAGCAACTGCTAGAAAGAAATCACTCAAACTGTCGTACATATCCATATGTGCTTCTGACCGTATCCGATGCCTGACATAAAGACCTTGAGCGATAGGATTACAAGTACCATTAACAAACCTGAAATTTTGATGATTTTCCACTAAGTGTGTTGTAACAATGCCAAAAGGTGAATACCGATCAGCAGCAACAGACTTGTCCAGGATGTCTTGCACGAATGCACAATCACTTTCATTTAAATAATTGTACATAGCAGCAGCTATATGGCACCGATCACTTGACAAATTCTTACACAGAATATACGCTTCACCCACTGTCTTTTGATACTCATCAAACTGATAGGTTTTAACATCATCGAACAATTGATGTATTATTTCCACATTCGGTATGTTCTTGTCAAAATAATGACTAATGCGAAACAACACAACTGGTTCTGTCTGAGTACGTACAATCGCTGTAAAAAACAGTTCCATCGGATAACATACTTCCGGATCCAAGTCAAACACTACTAGACCGGCCTTACTGTCAGATGCAATATCTTTAACATGCCTCCTGTCCTCGTAGCGATATCGATAATCCGTGATGACTCCCTGTCTTCCAGTCATGTCTCGAGGTAACCTGTAACGACTCTTATCACTAAGAGTGGTGAACCTACCTTTCATAAGACGCCTAGCTGTAGTTAGAAGATCAGATTTTCCTCCAACGAAGAAATCAACATCTTCAAATTCTCCCAATCGCCTTATCATCTCTATGTCAGCATCAACACTTCGTAACCTCTGTTCTAACCGAAACAGATCAGCATCCTTCAAGAATTCAGGTAATCGACAGACTGGTTGCGCATAAATCTCTGGTTCGTATTCACAATCGTACACATATGGTTTAATGTGTGTCAGTGTATTGCTGTTCGGTTGTTTCAACTCTTGCAAACACAAGGTTTTATGGAACTCTTGTGGAGTATAAACTCTATCTTGGACTTCAGATTTTATAATAACACGACACTTAATATATCGAGCATATTGTCCAATTAATTGGCTGGTTGCACCAATCCTCGAAGCAATCTGATCAGCAAGGGTATTATCACCGTGTACTCTCAGAAACTGTTCAAAGTTATTAAGATGGACTGATAACATGTCTTCGGTGACTGTATAACCCATGGCTATCAAACACGATTGAAACAGGCACACATTTTTAGAAACTTGTGTATAATCATGAATACGCCTACCATTAAACTGAGCATTAAGGTTAGTAGGTATATGATCTTGCATATCCACATACTCGGCACTCACACCGTCAGCATCCGGAGCGTCCGAAATATCAACCTTATCATCAGTATAATTACCTTCAGTATCTCGTTCCAATGGAGCACGATCAAATTGAGGTGGTGGTTCATTCGGTTCAGTTATATAAGACAGGCCATTAACAAAACAAGGGGTAACCATGCCTTCCACATCAACATCAACTTTAACCTCTTCACGATGATAGGCACCAAACGGTGCAATGATACCTATATTATCCAAAGCTCCGCAAAGATAGTTAATGGCTAACGTAGACAGTGGCATCTGAGGCCCCCTCACATCCTCAGCAGCGGCATCCACACTCACTTTCCTTTGCCAAAACTTTAGGCTTTGCAAAACACCTCGATATGCTAACCTAAAAGTAGCAGTATTAGCTTGCTCGTTCACAACACGAACTTGTTTCATTAGCTGCGCCACTTCATTACTCATAGCACACCGCAGCCTCATGACAACAATATAAACTGCAACCGCCACCCAACCTAGGTCATCACTGCTGATTTCCATGCTTTCATAAGCAACCCCGCCAGTGGTAACATTGTACTTGCCCCTCATGTTCAACTGATCGTAAGTACGCTGGTACGTTAACTGATCCAACTTGACGGACGATACCATGTTTTTCACTGCTCCTTGCACCACTTTATTTGGCACCCTAACACAATAGGGTACGTATGTATATGCTGCACTCGAAAAGGCCCCGCGATTTTGTCTTAACTTAGGCACAAGCACCTTAATTATGGCTAATTCACGCGACGCATTCATTATCGTCCTAAAAACCGTACTACGTGGTATAGGTCCTACAATTCGATTAATATGGAAAATGACCAATTCACTGATACCATTAAACCTCACTTCCTTAAGTCTGCTAATGCTGTACGCCACTCCATCAGTACTAACGTATATCTTCTTAGTAACAACATCACGCAAGGCTTCAAAGTCATGAACATAATCTTTGTCACCTCCTGGAAATGAGCAAATCAACCTCGAACGTGTTGAAGATAACCTCTCTCGAGTAAACGTCATACCACTAACCGGTAGATGCTCTTTATAAGAGCAGCTAGCCATTACCAATTCAGGAAGAGCCAAGGATATATAACCATGTCTCGCGCCCATCTTGTCCATGGCGTCAGCAATGTCTATAGTAGACATATCATAAACATGGTCAAATATACCTACTTCAGCTTTCTTATCGCAGAATTGTGATGGTTTATCACAGATGTAATTCATTCTGCCAGTTATGAGGTCATCCTCTAGCTCACGCTTGAATTTCTCCGAGACATCAGCCCTATTAGATATCATCAACATTTGATCACAGTACCGATTATTATCATCCAGACCCATTATCGGTTTACAACAATGAGCTATTTTCGCTTCAAGATCTTTAATGCAAGCCAACCAATTAGATCCGCAATCCTTATAAGCACTCTCGTACGGTTTAGCTTTAAGATTTATCAAATTCGCATGTTCAAAAATAAAGCAACGACCGAACTTCTTTACGTACTGAGCATCAGCATGAGGATTACCATTAGGTCTATTACGCCTAACTCCCTTAAACGCATTCAAAGAAAGATACAAATCCATCACACAATCTTTAACATTCGAAGGTATAGCTACCGGTTCGACACCAACCTTAGGTAACGCCCTAGCAAACGTAGCTTGCAAATGCAATGCTTTTTCTAAGGTTTGCCTATCATGAAATAATTTTTGGGCAGCTTCATAGGTGGCGTCATTTGATTCTTTCTTACCAAAGAACACATCCAACATCTCAAGCGTAACCACATCAGAAGCACCCAAATCCTCTTTGTAGACAATACAATTAGGCAAACCTTCACCGCGAATATCATCACTTACTTGTGTCTTAACTTTACCCGTATGATACATTTTCCTAGTCGTAATAGGTTCATTACCCATACCTATAGTTCGATGAACATTCCTACCAGCCCTGGATTTTTCTCGTTTCTTTCTAGTTTCGAATTTCTTTTCAACGTAACGAATAGTACTTTCAGCACCTGACGTAACAAAGGATTTGTTTTTCTTCTTCTCTTCAGGAAAAATTTCAATTATCGTAGCCTTTTTTGGTGTTTGGTCAATTCTATCAGCATAAGCCCAATGCCAATAGACCGTTTCGTCCGTCCAACCGCGCCTAAACTTTAACAACAAATGGTGCGGTCCCAGTGGGCAACAATCCAATAACTCATTCGACAGTAACATTAGCTCCATTCGATGTGAGACATCCTTACGAACGTCTATTACCAACACGAATTCCGCCGTCTGCCTCCTCGCGACTGAGAGTTCGGGGTAACTGCTGCCTCCTAAGCGTTGCAAAAAATTTTGCGACACTTTCGCTTCCCCGTAAAAATTGTACATGCACACTGTGTCGAGAGCCGATGCAGTCCATCTAGTTACGTCTACTTCGTCCGATACGACTACCCTATGGCGGTCTAACACGGCCTTTCGGACTAGATTGCATAAGTGATCGACACATCCGAAAATGTGTATGACAACTGCTGTTTTACTAAAAAAGTCGATGAGAGAGGGTTCTCTCTTAGATACTTGAGTCGCTATTTCTCTAAAGATTCCCTTCTCACCCAAGCACGACTCCCCGCCTTTTTTGCCTTTTCCGAATCTCTTCTTCATGGCAAATCTGGTTGCTCTGCGTGCTGTTTAGTATGGATAAGACAATACAATGTTATTGC